TTTATACGGCTATCAGGTGATGCCGTAAAGCATACCCTGACGAGAACGGTTGCTCGTCGTAAGGTTGCCGTAACAGAGGATCTGTGAGTACACAGCATCCAAGTTGTTTGGACGTACAAACGGAGTTGCTTTGAACCACACCTCTGAATGCCGTACAAGTTGGAGATACTTAGTGTTCAAGAAGAAGATTTTTCCATCCAGGTGGTTTGGTTGGTTATCAAACGTCACTGGAGCACCCTTGAACATAAGGTTCTGGAACCCTGCATCTGCCATGTCGGTATCGGTGTACCGAATATTTGCTGTCAAACTTGCTTCATAGGCTTCATAAACAGCTTGCGATGCAATCATAATCGTGGGCTGGTCATTACCTACTGAGCAGTTGTTGTAAACAGTAGCCATTGAAGCTGTTGTCAACGCTCCTGCCTCATCGGTTAGCTGTGAACGCCACCATGAGTTATCAGCGTCAGATGCGTCAATGCCGCCAACAGTGTTGCCTGTCCCAACGAGTTCGTTGAGGCCGTGCATGTCTTTTTGGGCGTTGCCTTGACCATCTTCGTAGAACATTGCGTTGAGGTTCTCGATAATTGTTTCCTGTGTTTGGAAAATCTTGCCTTCCAACAGGTCAATTATTTGAGCCTCACCATTGTTCTTGGCTTCTTCTATACCACTAATCGTTACAGTAGCCGCATACTGTTTCCAGTCATACTCGGCTGCTGAAATGCCATCTTGAGCAGTAATGTCAATAGTGTCAGTTCCAGCGTACGAACCAGCGGTTGAGTTTGTTCCATAAATCAACGGGACAACAATTTTAGCGCCGCCACCCACTGTTCTCATGGTTGAACCATTGGTCAACGCATAGAAAAGTGGACGAGCACTGAAAATATTATCCTGCAACTTAGGAATATAGTTATTGAGCGTGGTGCTCAATATTTGATCGAAATTGGCGTTTCCTGCAGCCATTCTAATTTGCTCCTAAAAGGTTAAGTGCTTAATTGTTCCTTTGCCTGAGCGAATGCTTCTCGAATGCTAGAAGGACGTGATGTTGGCTTGGCATCGGTTCCCGTTTGGGTTGACCCACCTGGTTCGACTACCGCTGCTTCCCGTTTCTTAGCAACAATTTCTTGTTCCTTAGATAGTTTGTCAGCAGTACTTTTAACCTCGTTGAATCTCCAATGTGTATAAGCAGCTTCAAGATTTGGAATCTTGTGCTTTAACGCATGGTTCATCAATTCGCGGCTATCGAATTCGCCGTATGTTTCCTGTAGCTCCGATACTTGTCGCTCTATGGCTTCCTGACGTTGCTTCGCTTCAGACTGTTCAAGTCTTCTCTCCAAAGCTGCAATCTTTTGCTGTGTAGGGTCTTCATCGTCCCAGTTACTGTATTCGTCACTGGAAGAAGGTTGTCCTCCAAGCTCTAACTCGAAAGATTGAGCCAAAGTTTTGAGTGTCTCCTCTGGGTTACTTTCCAAAGCAGACACTATTTGTTCAGCCTGACGCAATCGCTCACGTTCAGCAGCTACCTCTTGAGTCTTTCGGGTATAATCCGAATGCCTCTGATAGCCGTTTTGGAGTTCTTCAAGGGTGACCTGCTCCTCTACACCGTCAACTTTGATGGTGTACATTTCGCCAGGTTCCTGTGGAACTTCATTTATGAATGAATCAGGGTCTTCCGCATAAACGGATTCCGTATCAATTTCATTTTCTTCGGGCACTAGCCCCTCCTAGGAGTTCTCTGCGAGATTGTTCCTAATAACTATAGAGGAGTGTCCCACTACAGTGAGGGAAGTTCAAGCCCCATCTGGTTTTGAAGTTGCAAAAGAAGCTCTGGAGGCACTCCACCAGTGGGCGCAAACGCCCCAGCTTGGCCTTCTGGCATAGGTACGCCCCCTAAGTCTGGCGGTGGAGGGACCATTTGTTCTTCGCCCACGGCTTCTTCTGCCTCTTGCGGCGCTGGTTGCGCTTGCATAATAAACTTCGCTGGGTCTTTGATACCAAAACCGTTCTCTAATACGTGCATTGCTAAAGCAGCAGGGTCAATAACAGTACCAACAAGCGGAGCAACAGCATTCATAAGCGAAATAGCTTGCTGCTTGCGAATCGTATCGTTCATAGGTTGCGTAGAACCAGCCTGAACAGAAAAATCGTATTCCCCAGTAATATCATCTCGGGTGTAGTTGACGAACATATCTTCGCCACCAACACTCGTAACCCTAGCTATTTGGTCCCCCGTCATAAACTGTTGCATCAGTTGTATGACTCGCCTAGCTACATGAGAAATACAGATCTCTACAATGGCTAATTTATCTGCAGCCCTAGCATTCTGAGCGTCAGCGATAATGCTTGCTTCTGTGGCAGTACGCCGTATTTCAGGCATTGCGCCCCGTGCATACTCAGAAATACCTGAAACCGTGTTTATATCGTCTTCAATAATTGCCGAATAGTTGTACATATCGGCACTCATAGGTATTTGAGGCATTGGAACAACCACTTCTGATAGTGGTTTGTTCTCGTCCACAACAGGAACCATTCGCCCGTCGTCTTCTGATTCGAGAGCTTCTCGGCCTTCAGGCCCGAACGAACGCTCATGGTACAACCATTTGCGTGCGTATCGTTTCCTGTCGTTCATCAACTGGGAACGAGTTTTATCGAGTTCCAACTGGAGACTTTCGATACTTTCTAAATCTCCTATTGGGTAGAACTGGTCTGGAACGTCGTAGTTTCTGACCATTACAAACGGTTGACCGTAAGCGTATGGCATTGCTACAGGGTCAATCAGAAATTCGTCGGCTCCGTCTGCGTAGACAGAAAGCGTGTTTGCTTTCATGTCGTAGTATTCCCAAATAACTACTTGTTCTGGAAGATATTGGGCTTTGTCATTTATTTCTTCTTTGTCTACGTCTGGAACGTAGTTGTTTGATAACCGTTTCCTCGCAGAAGGCTTATAACGGTTATCGTTTTTGGCTTCTTCGAGAGGTCTTACAAGACGTTGAGCAATCCATGATGCTTCTTCAAGCGTTGTGGCTTGTGGATCAACGTAAACATCGAAGGGAGAGATCCTTTCCACAAACGGTTGATCTTCCACAACCCTCATAATTGTTTGAGGAATATTTGCGTAAATATCTTCGTCTGTGGGAAGGTCCGCAGCTAGCTCAGGGCTAGTTGCTGCGAAATCAGCTACTTCAGTAAAAGCTTGATCTATGAGAGATTCTCGTTCTATTTCGCTAACCAGTTGTGGCTGCTCTAAGAACTTCCAACCTACTTTTAACCAGCCATGACCAAATATGAGAAAGTCTTTGACTGCGTGACGGAAAGGATCACGGAAGTTGTGATGTTTCCACATGTAATTGATAATTGCTTCAACAAATACTGCTCTGTCAACATTTTCTTCTTTGGTTGCTTGAACAACAATTTTCGGGTAGTTCACTGCAACGCTTGGAGCTATAACATTGACCGTCGAAAACGCTAAATTGACGGCTATAAGGTCTTGCTCATTAGAAGTTGTTGAAGGCCAGTGTTTGCCTCTGTACAAGTCAATTAGACGACGCCAAGTGTATTCGTAACCTTGCTGGTCACGCCATCTTGAACACTTTTCAACATGATCTACATATTCGGACAAGAGTTCTTGACGAGACTTCTTAGCCATTAAAACTGAGCTTTCTGTGGCAGCTTCTCTATATTACGTCCTTGAGACTTCGCTTCTGCGAACACCTTGGCTTCACGTTCACGATTAGTTAAGCCCTGTTCTTCACGGGGAAGGGTAGATTGATACCCCTGCCCCGTAGAAACAGTAATCGACTTTAGGCGCAAACGGCGTTCGTAAAGTTCCCTGAGTTCTGATAACGGCACATCTCGGCGTGCCAGAACATATTCAGCGAACTCTTGAAAGCTGGCCCCATCTGGGAGGACAGCCATGTTTTAACCAGCTTCAGAACCGCGAAGGTTTGGTTGTGTTGCCGCTGGTTCAACTTTGCCAGTTGTACCGTGCTGGTTCTTTGGCGTCATCCGCTCAGAAACTTGACCATAATCACCAGTCATGCCTGCATACCTACCTGCAGTCATGCGCTGTTTCGGTGATTGAGCACCACCAGGTTCCCAAATCGGGTTAGCAGAAACAGATCCGCCACGTTCCATTTTGGCATTAGCGCCGTCGCCTTTGCCATCTACACTACGAGTCCCATTCGTATGGGAAACAAATTTAGAAGCCATTAAAGGTTTCCTCCAAAATTGACATGTCTATAGAAAGGTTAGCGTGTCCCACGAATAGTACTAGCACCTATTCTCATGCTTGGACCTTCAGGCTCCCCTATCGCTAAACGAGCAAACCAGTCCACAGTCCAATAATCATTAACTTCAGGCGCATACTCTGGTTCGTAAGCATACTTTCTCATTTGATTAGCTAACGCTAAAGCCATAACACGGTCATCGTACGGAGAGCCATTCATGCTTCCCCTATCGTTTCGCACAAAAGTTCGCAACTCAGCCAACGTATGGCGATCACGAATAATTAGCTCTTCGTTTCTTAACGCAGAACTCAAATCGTCAATCATCAAAGGCTTCGACGTACGGGTAGTCTTCCAACCGTACTCTTGACCAATTCGATTGTTCACACTGTTTAATTGGCGTTTCCTAAACAAGTTCGGGTACCCCAGGTGACGCAACTCAGTAATAGTTGTAAGCCCATGGTTATTTGACTCAACACAACACAAAGCTTTATTAAACCAGCGCCCCAAACTATCAACCTCATCCGCTAACAAATCTGGAGCGATGTGACCGTGCCAAATAGCGACCTGTTCACCAGAACGAACATTCAGAACCTGAATAACACTGTAATCACCGTGTCCTAAACCCTCAGCAGTATCAACACCCATCACATAAGCATTACGAGACTCTGGTTGTTCCCAAACTTCTAAACTCATCGTGAACGAAACTCCAAAACCCCAGGTCCCTTAAACAAATACCCAGTTTCCCCATGGATTACATTTCGTTCCATTTCATCAAGAATATCTAAATCAAACACAGGATTACCCGACTTAACGAACGCCTCTTCGGGCGTAGTCGGATACTCCTGTGCAAGCTGCCAAGGCAACATGGACTTCACTTTCTCCATGTACCACGACTCACCCCTATCCTCAGTAGCAGACCACGGATAAAACATAGGCTCAAACTTGTTTGACCCCGTAGTAGCCCCAACCCACAACTGGTGATAAAAGTTTCCTGAACCATTAGCAGTAGAAAGCCCAATAATGCGGCCTCCTACGTCAGCCACGGGTTCTATAGACGCCCATGCTTCTTCTGCGTTTGGTAGGAATGCCCATTCGTCAACCACAATAAGTGTCGCTGATTCACCACGGGCAGGATCTGAAGCAGAAGGCATCGACGTAATCTGGCTTCCGTTGTCAAATCCCATCCGTTGCTGATGCTCAACCAAAGACTTAGGTCCACGTTCAATCATCCATTTCGGTAAATGCTGGTATCCGTACTTTGTTTTACGCAACAACAGCACAGCTTCACGTTCTGTACGACTTAAATCAATAATGTTCTGATCTGGATGAAAAAACGCCAACCAAAACTGGTGAG